GTATCCACCCTTGCAAGTTCAGCTTAATGCCAGCATGAAAAGCTTCAACATTAACTCTAAGCATGTCATGAGGCCACAGCGAACTCGCACCGGATGGCATATCACGATGTGGGGGATGCAGCCGGACATGATAGAGGGACAATGCACTACCGGCGTCTTCATGAATCAGTTTGGGCTTACCGATTTTTTCAGTACAGCGGACCCCGGCTCTGATACCTTGGCTCTTCTGCTTTCAGGCTTCAATGCTTCTGGCACGGGAAGCGAAATAATAGACAGTACAATCTCACCCACGGGAACTTTACCCAACAACACGATTAATAACCTTATTGCTCAAAAGACCGGAACTTCCAACCCACAAGAAGCTTTCAGGGTTGCGGCACAGGATGCCTTTGTGGAGTTTCTTTCTTTGTTCAAGATGAATGGAATTCGGTGGTTCTACAATAAGGATTTTGAGGCAGAGGCGGGTTCTGGTAAAGGGCAGGCTAAAGAGCAGGTGGATATCGACGCTTGGTCTCCCGAACTTGCTATCACCGCCACACAGCTCAATGGGCGGCTTAATGATGTGATGAGCCGGGGGTCGGTGCTTATGAAGTTTAAGGGCACCACCTATATGGGATACTTCAAGAGCCTAAACTGGACTCAAGATGCGGCAAGTCCATTTCAATGGACTTTCAGTTTTGTTTTTCAGGTAGAAAGGACACTGGGGTTTGTGTTTAACCCTTCAACTTAAAATGGGAACCACTCCAACACCGAGCATTCCCCCCACTTCTATAACCGTGAGAGGAAGCGCTATCCCCGAGCAAGCAAAGGGTGATATCAATGACATGAGTGACATTCATGCCATCACCCCCAAGGCTTCTCCCACGCCCTCAATGCTGTTACCAATACGGGCGGAAAAGCGCTTTATTCCCGAAAGTTCCTCGGCTAGGATTTCCCTTGAATCGGCGCTTAACATACAAAATGAAAAGAATCTCCCTTCCACCAAGGATTCTTATGTCACGGCGGCGAACAAACCGTTTGTGGATTACGTGGTTATTCGCATACCACATCGGGGATTTAATTCTAACGGAGTGGCAAACCCCGCTTTGACCGCTGAGTACCGATTTCTCATCAACCCTCAGACGGCGCAGGTTTCTCGGAGTACGGAAGATGCTCAATCCTTTGCTCGGGGCGGCTGGCAGTATGGTGTGTGGGGGGAGAGCCTCTCCACCATCTCCATGACCGGTCACACCCCCGGTCAGTATTGGACTTATGGTCTAACGGATGGGTATTACTACTTTACCGAGTCTTGGCGTAACCTCCAACAGCTTGTGATGTTTTTTGAGAACAACGGCTACTTTTTTGAGGGGGAAGAGGCAAATGAGGGACCCCTAGCCCCCGGATACACCCGTAGACGCATAAAAAAGCATCAGGATGTTCAACTCATTGTGGGTAACTTCGTGTGGAATGGGATGTTTCAGGATTTTGGATATACCTTAGATGCTGACCATCCTTTCCGAGCGGAGTTTCATTTTAGCTTTCTCTCATGGAGAGAGCGATTCCGACCGTCATCTCCCTATATCAATAGTCAGCCCTCAAATATTCAGCGGGGGCACTCTTATGGAGCGTATACGGCTACGGAAACACCCGCACCACCGCCTGCGGGTACACAGAATGGTGTTCCCCTGACTACGGGGGTAAATACTGAGGGAGTGGTGTCCAATTTGATAAACAACACCAATCTCTTCAAGAGCATCAATCCCGTTTCACCGGCAATTCAGAGCGGCACGTATATGGATACCCTTAATGTGGCGCTGTTCCCCTCCTCGGCGGCGGTCCCTAATGCAGCGGGAAATCCTAATATGCGCAGCTTAGTCTTTGGCACGACGGGGAGTAACTAGGAGACGCATGGCGAACCTTATCCGAAACATCATGCAAACGGTGGGTGAGCGGGAAATAATAAAGACCGCCCCGGACATCGTTGTGTATATTGAGGGTCGCCCCTACTTAATTAACCCCTACATAAACTCACAAGATGCTTCAAATCAATCGGATGGAAGCTACACGATTGTCAACTTCAACGACTTCATCGACTCATTTTCCGCTTCTTATGATATCGACAATCTCATCCCTTCAGCGTCTATCTCAATGTTCGTCCCTAACAACTTCAAGCGGCTATTTCAGGCCCCGTCAGGTGGTAACAACATCCTTGAAACCATGATGGAGGTTCAGGTTTTTGGCAAGGGGTATTTTCCTTCCCCCCGTGGAAACACCATGTATTACCGTATTTTCAAGGGGATGATTTCCAATATCGGGTATAGCGACACCGGAACCAATCTACAAATCAATATTAGCTGTTTAGGGACGCTCCGCTTTCTTGAACTCATGCAGATTGACCTTGCGGCAGCCCTCATTAGCAATGCCTCCATGGACTACATCACCCCTTATAAGAACAACCTCGCATCCATGGACCCCTACAAGCAGCTTGCCGATATGTTTTTGCGTTCGGTTACTCCAGCCGGATTTCAACTCAACGCTTTAGACCAAGGGGCTATCAATGCCGAACAAAATAACCCCTCTGATTGGGGAAAGGCGATAAAGCAAAACTACATCATACGCTGGCAGACAAAACTCGTTAATCTCGTCAAGGATGTCCGTATCCTTGGCTACGACATGAAGAATTCTCCCGTGATTACGGAAGATGACCCCAACATCATCACCAACGTTCTCAGCAAAGAACCGGAAGACGCTGTGGGCAGCATGGACCCGGATATGATGGGAGCACGCAGCGCCCGATTGGCGGTACAGTCCCCCGGCACCACTCGTAATGACAAGAACATGTACATCAATGTCATGCGTAAGTATCTTCCCGATATGTCGGTGGACTCCATAAAACTCAATGATGGAAAGATTACTTCTCGGTTGGAGCGCCTGCGTACCGTGGTGAATTTGCTTCTCTATGAGGGGTTTCAGGATTTGGACGGGGCTATTATATTTAAGCCCCCTTATTACAATTTGGATGTTACCAATATAGGGATTACTAACCCCAATGCTCAACTTCCCGATGCCGCTGATTATTTTACTCAGAATACCAACCCCTTCGTCGTCCATTTGAGTGAGATAGAGAGTGAATCAGAGACCGAAGACGAGCATAGCATTCGTTGCACTCGTATGTCTATTCAAGGGGACTGGCTTACCAACTTCCATTTTGATTCCGAGGGTGGAATCCTCAAACCAGTTGTAGACCACATCGACATAGCGAAACTCTCTAAGTTCGGTTTGAGGGAAGAACCAGCCCGACAGCTTCCTTTCATTCAGTCTAACCATCTCGTCAATCTGTATGCTTACGCCGCTTCGGAACTCAACCGGGCAAATCGTGCTTATCGCACCTACACCATTACCATACCCATGCGCCCGGAAATCCACCTCGGATTCCCCATGTATTTTCCTCACAAGGATATGTATGGGTACATCAAACAAGTGAGCATCACCTATCAACAGGGACAAGCCGCCAATATGCAGATAACTCTGGATACTGTCCGAAAGCGGCCTCTCATTCCTTCCACCAAGACCATCGGAACCAAGACGGTAACCTCCTATACCAGTCAGCCGAATCTTGTTTATCAGTGGACGAAACCCCCGGATGCAAACACACCCGTAGTCAATCCTCCCGGTTGGGCTTCACAATTTGTTTCAGTGGCTTCTTCCGGTGCTACTCCGGGCGGTAATCCCTCAAAGAATCCGGCATTGGTACAGGCGGGAAATCAAGGAAGTGTCCGTCAGCCTGACAATGTGCCTTTCTCGCAAGATGAATGGGCTTACATTAAACAGCGGAAGGAGACGATAGGTAATCTTTGGGCCACTCGTTTTGATACCACTAGCGAGTGTTTCAGGCTACAGAATGACAAGGCGACTGTAATAGATGCCGACATGTATAACACTTTGCCCACTAACCCGGAAACGGGAGAGACCGCCAAACAAGGTGGAACTGGTGCCATGACGGTTGGCAGCCCGTTCTTTTCCGCCAATTATTGGTTGAACAACGGCATCAACTCCGTCTATTATCAGAAGGTTCTCAATACCCAGCCCTACACGGATGAGCAGGGGTATGAGGTAATATCTCCCTTTCCGTGGGGAAGATGGGTTTCTCTAACTGATGCTTTTCGTGAAAGTCGCTTAGGGATTTTGACTGATAACTCCGCTTTGACTTTCCGTGCCAAAGCCGTGGATAGTGTAAATGCTTTCCTGTTTGCGGGTGTAACTAACCCGAGTGACCCCAGTATTGTGGGACAATTACAGTCGGGCGACCTCACTCCGCTCAACGGAAATCAACCCGGAACTTCTCAGGCTTCTCAATCTATTGATATAATGTATGACTCCGTTACCGCAGACTCCGTTATTGAGCTTGTAACCCCGCAACCCGGTCAACCCGGTACAGACAAGAGTCTTACTCAAAATCTCCAACCTGACTTGCAGCAACAGGTGGAAATTGGAACTTCCGCCCTTAACGATATCAAGAGCACGGTGGGGGTTTTCCTTACAGGTGGAATTTCCTCATCCAATGTACAAACCATTAAGCAGCTTAAAGGAACAAACCCAACCACGCCATCACCCCCCGCTCCTTCATTACCCTCCTTCTTGAAAAACGCTTTGAATGGAGGTAATAGTTAACATGGCGCTCCCGACCAGTAATACGCACATGTACAAAGACCCACCGAGTGCTCCCACTAAATTGACGGAGCAATTTCAGGTCTTTCTCGCTACAGTTCAGACCGTGGATTATGAACGGCAGATATGCACCATTGAGGATTTTCGTACCAAGCAGGTTTACAATGAGGTAGCGGTCATTCCCTGTTCTTATAGTTCCTACGAATCCACTGATTTGCAAATGCCCGAAAAGGGGGCAACCTGTCTGGCGGTTCCACTTTTCTATATGGGAGGTCATACTCAGATGGCAATCCTTACTTGGGCGATGTCTCATATCGCTCGGGCCAAGGACGCTATTGCCATGCGAGAGGTGGAGGGGGTCGCTGGACGAGATGAACGTAAACGGGGTAATTACCGTAAAGCTTATCCCGGAGAAAGAACAGCGGCCTTTTCACAAGGATATACAGAACGAATAAACCCCGGCTGGGATAAGGCAACCGGGGGATTCGACCGGGAAAGTGTCAATCCCTACAGTCGAACATGGAGTACCGTCACCTCTCGTCATGTGCGTTATTCCGATGCCGGGCTAAGCTTCGAGGGGCCTGCCGTGCGCCCGGCTGCCAACAATATCCCCAATCCCACCATTCTACCGGACGGAACTCGGGACTACTCCCTCTTTCTACAGCCGGAAGTTCCTCTGTCCTCCCGTTATCTCAGCGGTCAGCAGGATGTGACCGCTTACACCGAAAATACCACCCGTGTGCAGGAATTTGCTCTTGATTATCCGTTGCCCCCCGAAGTGTTGCAGACTGACCTTCTGGATAACATCCTCGGCACCACGGCTAATCCGTGGATACGCACCACCGTCAAGACACAAGGAAAGTTCCAAGTTGACAATGAGACCTATTTTGCCAATCAGGACTTCGACCACCCCACTGACTCCACCAACAAGGGGTTGATTGGTCCCACCTTGAATGAAGGTCCCACACCTGCCCGCAAAGGATTTATCGTGGAACACAGCGAGGGGACGTTGGTAGGATACAACCTGTTTGACGACAGCACCTACGGTCAGGTTCTCAAGCCGGTTCTTTCAGAACTAACTACCAATGCCGCTCCCAATGGCGGCGGACGGTTTGGAGCCAATTTTGAGAGCGGGTACAATCCCGTAGTGGACAGCACCGACCATATCGAGGCCCGTGCCGCCGCCAGTTGTTATTCCACCCGGTTCCCCACCGAGTATAACACCACCCGCTGGGATGTAACCAAGGAGGGGATGCTCATCTTCGAGGTGGGAAGCTCTCTGCCCAAGGAGAATAATCAATTTCAACCGCTCAATGGCTACGAGTACCCTCACGGGGCCGGTCGGAGCGTTGAGGGGCACCTTGTAGGCTCATTAAAGCTAGTCGTAGGAAAGAACCGTGACGAAGAGGACGCCATTGACCTCCAAGCTCTCGGACAATCTATCCTACGACTCGGATGTGACGATACCA